TTAGATTGTGTTCGCGAGCTCTTTAAAAAACGCGCTTATCTCTTCGTCGTTTGGGTTTTCTGCGAGAATTCGGTCTCTATGCTTTATATGATAGAATGTTGGTGATCGACCAGATGCTGCACGTCTTTCCTCTTTCAAAAGATCATACTTTATAAGTATAAGTCGCAGCTTGTCCCAGTTTGGATTTCTGAGTATTTTTTCGGAATATACATCATCTTCTAGTCTCAACCAATACTGCTTTAGCCGACAGGCGCGACCTAGTAAGGAATAGATTGGATGTTTTTTTAGTTTGGCAGGGACTATTCCGTCCAAAGATGTCTCATCGTTATTTCGCCCCCTTTGTGAAAGCCATTCTTCGATCTCGCTGTTAGGGATTTCACGTCCAGTTCCATCGGTTATGAATGCGGGTAAGGGGAAGGTTGCAGAAAATCTGCTAGTATCATCCGCTATTACACTAATTATCTTGGAGTCTTTAAATTCAATTAGCTTTAGGTCTGCTCCTCGACAATCAAGTTGGCTAACTGAGCTTCGCTCGATGATGCATCGCGGGTATGTTCCTTGACAGACTGCGTCATCTATTTCATAGTCGCGAATTAGTATTTCTGAATCATCAGCGTACGCTGGGAGTGCCGAGAGTATAAGTGCTCCGACATTTTTAATTCCCCGGTCAATATAGCTATAGCTGCTTGAGAAGTATATTGCTCGTGAAAGGAATTCATTGATTATTTGAGGTTTGTTTGAGCCTATTTCGAGTGCGACATTTAAGAATGAACTGAGGAAGTCAGGGCCAATTAGGTTTCTTCGGATGTATTTTGGTGTCTCTCCGTCTTTTATGGAGTTAATTGTTACATATGATAGAAAGAAGTTCATTATCTGTGAGTGCATGAATCGCAGATATCCGGGGCGCTCATCCGGAACCAAAAAGCCAATTACAGAGGCTCTGTTCTTTATTATGGCTAGCATCTCACCCTCAATGTCATCGCCTAGAGCGACTTCTGCTACCCATCCTAAAAAATTGGCTTCAACGGACTCGCTTTGGGAGTCAGCCATCTCCCTTGCGATTTCGCACATAAAATTCCATACAAAATTTTTCAGGCCATCAATTGAGAGCGCAGCTTCGGCGGGCCTGCCAAATTTTTCAGACTCGCGAGTTATCATGCTTTGTATAAGCATTGTGGCTATATAGGAATCGTGCTTCTCTAGAATTTGTTTAGGCTTGGTTATCTCACCTAGTAGCTTTAAAAATACAGGCCTTAAAGCAAATGAGTCGCTCTCTAATAGAATGGCCATTGCGGGCGAGTCAAGATTGGCTACGGTCCAGTTCCTTTTTTGAAGCCATTCTTTTGCTTGTGCTACGGTGGGCGGGAATAGAGTTACACTATTTACGGTGTCAACGTTTTTTTTAATTGATTTTACATCTCTATATAGCCGGTCGCGTCCAAGAAATGTATCTCGTCCAGCAAGGATGATCACCCCTTTTCCTCTAACTTGATTTACAAGCTCTCCAAGTTGAGCCCAGGCAAGATCATATCCATTTGGATCGCCTAGTTCATCGAAGCCATCTATAGCTAGAATGACGAGACCATATTTTACTAAGACCGGAATCTGATCATAGGTTATGTGGGAGCGTATGGTTTGTAGGCTGAAAGCCATCAAGTCTTGGAGATTCGAGAGGGCTCTGCCTCTACTTTTAACGTGCAACACGGGAGGCAGGTTCAAATCTTTGTATGATTCGGCTCGTTTTAGCGAAAGCTGCTCGATTAAGCTTGTCTTTCCTATTCCCGCTGGACCATCTATCAAAAGAATTTCAGTAGATTTATTTAAGTAATCTTTATTGCCTATTGCACTGCTGATTTCGTCTATGTTTGTTATTTTTTGATTTTTGTTTAGTGTTCCGTTTAATGGTAGTAGTTTTTGATGGTTGTTAAGTTCCCTTTTTAAGTAGTCTCGTTGCGAATCTGTCCATTTTTTTAGATTTGCAAATATATCTGAGGAGAGTAGCGCCTCTAAAGATGCAAAGTTTCTTTTAATTCTGCCATCAGTTATGGATGTTGCTTTTCCTGAATCCACATTAATAGTGATTCGTAAAGGATCACCATTTCGTGTCATTCTTAAAGTGAGGTTATCCTTTTCGTGGGTGACTTTCGGAATTGGCTCGCCTATGTCGCAAAAAGGCGAAAAGTCTTCGATGAGTGATTCGCGAGTTATCATTTATGCACCTAGCGATAAGTCGTCAATATTTAAAGTTTTGCTCGTGCGCTTCCTTGAGCTGAGCAAAAGCGCTTTTGAGTTTCTGCTTTTTAATATTGACTCTGCTACAAATAATGGGGGTATGCAATCATCATCTTCGGAAACTACAATGATCCATTCGTCAGAGTCCTGGAATGCAGAAAATACAACGTCAGAAGCCAATGCGGTATCGACCATTTTTTCCTGAACACCTTCTTCGCCTATCTTATCTTGAAGAGTATTAGGTAAATGAATTCGTAATCTTTTATGCATTCTTTCGGGAAGAGCGGAAAGAAGACTGTCTCCGTACTCTACTTCTGGGGAGAATATTAAATATGGTTTATGTGATAGTGTGGCAAAATCTGTTTCTGCGATTACTTTTAATATTGCTTTTTTATTTGCTGTCGGCTCGAAACCTTTATGCCAGCCATGGTATAGCCTCAAGCTAACATTAAATCTTTGATCTGGAAAGTTGTTGGTCAGCTGAGTGGCTATTCTTTTTGTGATCATGTGAAAGGCTCGTTTGGATTTTTCTATAGCGTCATTTCTACATGTCTTTCCGTAAATTCTTAGTTGTGAATTCCAGTCAATAAATGCGATCGCTCGGATATGTGGGGAGCGTTTGGGTTCTTGATGTTCCATATTTATTTTTTTTGGTTTAAATGGGGCTTATGCTGTATTTAATGGTATTTTTGATTTTTATAATGGTTCTTGAAAAAAATTGCTCATCCATCTGCATCTCTCCTTCGGGTATACCATCGTCTAGCTGCTTCTTCAGTAATAGCTATCCCGCGTTTTGATTGGGCAAGTTTCGATTGGCTTCGTCATAGTCGGGGCTAGTTTGGCCGACTTCTGGGGCGATGGAACCGCTCGCAATCCATAACGCGTAGTTAGGGAAAATTTTTACTAAGACGTCGATTTCTTCCGTGCTCACGCGAATCGCGCCTTTGCTGACGCTTTTCCATCTCTCGTAATCGCCCCCGTGAAGGCTGACCTTTTTGGGGCCGATTTTCTTGATTAATAGTCTTGCTCTATCGGCTGACGTGCTCATATAGAAATTTATTCCGGGGAAATAGTTGCTCTGTCGTCGGTTTGGGGGAATAATTTCTCCAGGGTAATTATTTCTCTAGTCGCGTATGGCTAATGCCACGAATAGTGACGGAATGAGCATGGAACTGGAAGAGCTTAACCCCGGCGCCCTGATAGGGCCGCAACAGGATGTGGAGTCCATCGAACGGTGGGCGGAGCGTAACGGCATTAGTTACGGCACTGCCCGTGCCTGGGTTTACCGGGGTGTGCTGCCGTCCGTGAAGCTCGGAAAGCTGCGCATGGTGAATAGTGCGCTGTTGCGTACCTGGCTGCTGGAACAGGAGTGGTCGGCATGAGCCGCACCGATCCGCAATTCAAGCTCCGTATGCCTCCAGCCCTTCGCGTTCGGGTTGAACAGGCTGCCAAGGCCTCTATGCGTTCCCTGAATGCCGAACTGGTCTTCCGTGTTGAGCAGAGCTTTGAAGGCGCTGAGGTAGCGCGCGTTCTGTCGAGCAACCCGATTAACGCGTTGCTGAGCTTCCTTGAGGGCTATCTGCTGCACGCGGCAGAGCATCCCAGCGAACCCTTCGACCGCGCCCTGATGCTGATCGATGGCCTCATGGACGCCGGCTACCTCTCCCAGCCGGAAGAATCCTATCTGATCGACCTGCGGGTTGAAGCTCTCGCCTGGGGCCGTGCTCGCCAAGATAAGGAGGAAGCTGACCATGTCGTCTCCGAATTACTTGCGCCAAACCCACGCCCCGGACTGCGCCTGCTCTGTGTGCTGGTCCGCAAGGCAGGCCATCCCATTGCACAGCCCGTCGCCGTGTCCGGACTGCCGGCCCCCTGGGCTGCCCTATCTGGAAGGTGGCCGCTGGCTCTGCCGTCCCCGTTCCTTCTGCGCGAAACACGATCCGTCCCGGCGTCCGCCGAAGTACTGGCACGTTGTGTACGACAGCGGGAAACCCACTCCCTTCGTGCCCGTGCGCGAAGCATTCCAACTGGAGGGCTGACCCATGCTCGCTGACACCCTGAAAGCGCTGCTCCTGCTCTGCTTGATCCAAGCCGCCCGCACCGTGGCCGATCCGGTCAAGGGCCGCGCTCCCGGCTCGTCGGAACAGCCTCACCGTTCCGGCGAACGGAAGCACGGGCGGAGCGCACCCTTGAACGCCTCCCCCCTGAAACAGCCTCTGCTTGGGAGTGTGGGGCAGCTTCTCCGCCCCGCGCTCCCGAGCCCTCGGCGGCAAGAGCGGGATGACAAGGGCAGAGCCCTTGGTGTTGCTCTGCGGGTTCCAAGGGGAAGCGTTCCCCTTGGCCGTCGGAGACGACGTTGCGATAGGGACCGTTACTCGAATGGGCTGAGACGAACAGCCGTGGTTGGCTTGGTTCGCTAGCGAATAGAGCCCGGCCCGAAGGGATCGCCCGACAAATCACTTTCACCCAACACCGCTGAATGAAGGCGAAACAGCCGAATTTGCAGCAGCGGGACAACTCACGCCGAAAAAGGCGAATTGAAGGAGAAACACCGATGAACATGTTTGCAACCCAAGGCGGCGTCGTCGAACTGTGGGTCACCAAGACCGACACCTACACCTCGACCAAGACCGGGGAAATCTACGCCTCGGTCCAGTCCATCGCCCCGATCCCGGAAGGCGCCCGTGGCAACGCCAAGGGCTTCGAGATCAGCGAATACAACATCGAGCCGACCCTGCTGGACGCCATCGTCTTCGAAGGCCAGCCGGTGCTCTGCAAGTTCGCCAGCGTGGTCCGCCCGACCAAGGATCGCTTCGGCAACATCACCAATACCCAGGTCCTTGTGGATCTGCTGGCCGTGGGCGGCAAGCCGATGGCGCCGACCGCCCAAGCCCCGACCCGCCCGCAAGCACAGGCCCAAGCCCCGCGCCCGGCCCAGCAGCCGCAGGGCCAGGACAAACAAGACAAGTCCCCGGACGCCAAGGCGTAAGCCGTAGGAGGCCGCGATGCTCCGCTATCTCTCGCTGTTCGCGGTAGGTCTGGCCACCGGCTACGCCTGGGGCTGGATCGACGGCCTAGCGGCCTCCCTGGCTGTTTGAGGACTGATCGCTATGTCAGGCGTTGTCGCTGTGCAGGTGTGTACCGCATGGACCTCGACCCCCGAGGGCTTCATGGCGTGTCGCGAACTCGCATGGCAACAGGCCTACCTGATTCCGCCCGAGGCCGCTGGATACGTGGACATCCTGGTCAACGGTGGTTTCTCCCCGGAAGCCTTCGGCATCGGTGCCGCTGGCGTCCTGGGATCGTTCGTGACGGGGCTTTTGATTGGCTGGGTCGCGTCACTTCTTCGTAAAGCCAAGTAGAGAGGAAACACCATGAAAGCAATGAAGCAACGCATCGCCAAGTTCAGCCCGGTCGCCTCGTTCCGCAACCTGTGCATCGCCGGTTCCGTCACTGCCGCGACTTCGCTGCCGGCCTTCGCCGGGGTGATCGACACCAGCGCGGTGGAGTCGGCGATCACCGATGGCCAGGGCGATATGAAGGCCATTGGCGGCTACATCGTCGGCGCCCTGGTGATCCTGGCCGTCGCCGGCCTGATCTACAGCATGTTGCGCAAGGCGTAACGGGTGCTCTGGTCGGTGTGGTTGGGGGCGTTCTTCGCCGGCGCCTTCATCACCGGGTACCGGACCGGCGAATTCTTCTAACCGGACAGACCGAGGCGGAAGCCCCCTCCGGAGTTTCCGGCAGGGGGCTTTTTCATGGGTGACTGGATGAGTAACAACGCACGTTCCGGCCTTGGCCGACTTCTTTCGCTGCTGGGTCTGCTGGTCTCGCTGCTGTGGCATTCCTTGGCGAACGCGGACTTCTACCAATGGCAGATTTCCATCCCCGGAGAGCCCACGGCCTTCTTTCCATCCTATACGGCGGCGTGCCAGTACTACTTCGATAACACGTCGGCCAACTGGCTAAAGAAAATCAACAAACTGAGCTACAAGGAAGTTCAGTGCAGTGTTTCGGGTACTGGCGGAATCACTTGGCAGACGTCGACTACCATCTTGACTGGCGATAGCTGTCCTCCAGAGCAAGAGCTCGATCCGGCCGATGGCGCCTGCAAGCCGCCGCCCGAAGAGTGCAAGGAAGGCGAACTGTTCCCGGCCAAGGGCCCGGACTCGCCTGTTGTCACCTCGGGCGGGCGGAACTATGTCGGCGACGGCGGCGCACCGAGCGCCTGTTATCAGAGCTGCGAGTACGGCGGCAACCCCAGCCCGGCCAGTTGCTATCTGGTCAAAGGCTCCACCACGACCGGCTTCTGCAATTACATCCTCAAGGGCACCGGACAGAATTGCGGTGCCGATTCCTACACCTTCGCGCAGACCGGCGATTCGCTGAACCCACCCGACACCCCGAACACCGATCCTTCCGACCCGAACGACCCCGGCTGTCCGCCCGGCTGGTCGTGGTCGGGGACTACCTGCGTCAAGACCCCGACCGATCCCACGGATCCAACCGACCCAACCACGCCGGGCGGCGACGGCGGCGGCGATGGCAATGGCGGTGGAAACAACAACGGCGGCGGCAATGACGGTGGCACCGGCAATGGCGGCGACGGCAGCGGGGGAGGGGACGGCAACGGCGGGGGCGATGGTAGCGGCGACGGTGACGGCAGCGGCACGGGCGGCGATGGCAACGGCACCTGCGACCCGGCGAAAGAGAACTGCTCCACCGGCCCCGAAGGCCCCGGCGGCGAACTCAAGGAACCCACGCCCGGCACCTGGGATGACGCCATCGCCACCTGGGAAAAGAAGGTCGAGGAAGCCAAGAAAGAACTCAAGACCAAGGTGAAGGCCAACGTCGACCAGATGAAGGGCGCCTTCGACCTCAACCTGGCGGAAGGCGGCGGGCAACTGCCCTGCGAACCCATGACCATTTGGGGCAAGTCCTACTCCCTCTGTATCTCCGACTACGCCGGCCAACTCTCCAGCCTGCGCGTGGCGCTGCTGCTGATGGCCGCGCTGATCGCCGCCCTCATTCTGCTGAAGGACTGACCCTATGGAATGGCTCTCCGGTTTTCTCGATCAGATCATCGCCTTCTTCCAGTGGATCTGGGATTTCTTCGCCCAAGGCATCTATGACTTCGTGCGCGACGGCCTGGTGGTCGCCACCAAGGCGTCGATGTACGCCGCGCTCCAGACCCTGATCCTGCTGATCGATGTCAGCTACACCGCCGCCCGCGAACTGATCGACAGCCTCGGCGTGCCGCAGATGATCCGCAGCATGTACGCCGCGCTGCCGGGTCCGATTGCGGCGGGGCTGGCCTTCTTCGGCGTGCCGCAGGCGCTGAACATCATCATGGTCGCGGCGGCGACGCGCTTCTGCATGCGCTTCGTGCCGTTCATTGGGAGGTGATCCGTGTCGATCAAGATCCACCACGGCCCCAATGGCTCCTACAAGACCTCCGGCGCGATCCAGGATGACGCCGTGCCCGCGCTGAAAGACGGGCGGGTGATCATCACCAACGTGCGTGGCTTCACCCTGGAGCGGGCCTATCAGGTCTTCCCGGATCTGCCCAACACGGCGGAAATCATCAACCTCGATCTGGAGTCGCTGGAAGACCTCGAAAAGATGCGCACGTGGTTTCAGTGGGCGCCCCGCGGGGCCTTCCTGATCTTCGACGAAACCCAACTGCTGTTTCCCAAGTCCTGGCGGGAAAAAGACCTCGAGCGCTTCGACTACCCCGGTGGACCGGAAGCGGCCCATGCGGCCGACCGCCCCATGGGCTGGCTCGACGCCTGGACCCGGCACCGGCATTTCAACTGGGACATTGTCCTCACCACGCCGAACATCTCCTACATCCGCGACGACATCCGCATGACCTGCGAGATGGCCTACAAGCATTCCAACCTCGCGGTGATCGGCATCCCTGGCCGCTACAAGGAGGCCCAGCATGACGCCCAACTCAACCGTCCGCCCGCCGATGGCACCATCATCGAGTACAAGCGGATCCGAAAGCAGACCTTCGCCCTCTACCAGTCCACGGCCACCGGCAAGACCCAAGACACCAAGGCGGGCAAGAGCCTCTTCCGGTCGCCTAAGCTGGTTCTTCTACTGGCATTGCTGGCCGGCACTATTGGCTTTGTCTGGTATATGGGGCCTCTGCGCACGATTGGCGGTCCGGCTGCTGCGACACCTGCCGACGCTCCTGGCGACCCTGCTCAAGCCTCTGCTGCGCCCGCTGCTGTGGCTGCTCCAACGCGTCCTGCTGCGAATAGCTTTCTTCCTCCTGGGCTTGTACCTGATGGGCCTGCTGCTGCGCCTGTTGATCTGAACGCCCATCCCTTCGCCGATCGACGGATCTCCATCCTCGCCCACGCCTACCGCAAGTCGCGGGGCGATATCTACCTGTTCGCCCTGGAGGATCCCACGGGCCGGCGCCTGGAACTCACCAGTTGGCAACTGATCGGCTCCGGCTACCGGGTGACGCCCAAGGGCGAGTGCGTCGTAGAGCTTCGCTATGAGGACTGGAAACAGACCGTCACCTGTGCCGGGAGGCAGGCCGGCGCGGTGGCCAGCATCGCTCCGGCAGCGCCTGTCGCCGCGTCCGCAGACGCACCGGCCAGGGGCCAGTCGCCGCTGACCATCGTCCCCGATTCCGAATACGCCTCGCGGCCCTGGAGGCACAAATGATCGATTGGGAATTTCTCGTCCCGGTGGCTATGGGCTGGGCGCTGCATCACTGGTGGACGGTGATGACGGCGCTAGCGGCGGTAGGGGTGCCGCCATGAGGGGCGGGCCGCGCCGCCGGCCGGGAGCGCAAGGCATGAGCGATAGGCCGAAGGCGCGGCCGACGCCCCTGTAACACGTCAGATAAGCACCCCGCGATTTGGACATTAATGGACATTGTTAGGTGAAACCATGAAGAAAGTGACCCATCAAAACCGCCTCCTGCTGCAACCCGACGGGCAACTGCTGGACTCCCCCAAGGGACGGCTCTTCGTTGATTCCATGACGGGGGCGTTCACCGACCTGTCAGGCGTGCGCATTCTGCGTTGCGGCGTGGACACGGTGCGGCAGTTGTACAACGGCAAGTTGCGCCCGGAAGTGATGGCGCTGTTTGACCTCTCGGTGGATGTGGTCGAGTTCGCCGGCTACGAATGGTCCAAGGGCCGCATCGGTCGCGACTCCGGCTATCAGTACCGTCTGCAGAACGCAGAATTGGGGCTGATCCTGCTGATCAAGAATCACAACATCAAGGTCGATACCCTTGGCTCGCACCTCAAGATCGAGGTGTCGCCCCATGCCCTCGACGGTGCCGACCCGCATATCCTCCAGGGCGTGCTGGATGACTTGGCCGCTGCCGTGCTGAGCCACTGCGAGACCAACCAAGCCGCTGTGCATATCGCCCTGGACGTACAAGGCTGGAAACCGCCTCGCGATCTGGTGGATCGCATGCATTGCCGCTCGCGTCGGGTGCGGCAAATCAGCGGGATCGAGCGGATCGAATTCGACGGCAACGCCTCGGTCTACGGGCGTGGCGAGACGTACATGTTCGGCTCGGCCAACGGCCTGCAACTATCGATCTATAACAAGACCCTCCAGGCTCGGGCCACCGACAAGCTCGACTATTGGGAAAGCGTGTGGGCCACCCTGAACGGGGATCCGTTCGGCGATGGTGACCCGGCCTATAACCCCCTGGAAACGGTGTGGCGGCTCGAATTCCGCTTCCATCACTCCATCGTCCAGCAGTTCTCCGAAGGCTCGCGTATGGCCTCGGGGGAGGTCATTGGCTGCCGCACCTATGAGGGGCTTTGCCCGCACCTGCAAGGACTGTGGAACTACGCCTGTGAAAGCTTCAAGCTGCTGAGCCGGACGGCGGTCTACGATCCGTTCTGGAGCCTGATCAGCCAGGACGCCCGTGTACAGGTCGAGTGCGATCCGCTGATCGAGCGCACCGAGTACCGGCGCTATTACAAGACCGCCAAGGGCTTCAGCGGGCGTAACTGCGAGATGTTCCTTGGCCAGTTCGTGAGCCTGATCGCGCGGGAGCGTGTCCCGGCAAAAAAGGCTATTGAGTCCGCCCGCAAATTGGAGTTCTGGCACGTTATCGAAGACCACTATCTCGCCAAGGGTTGGACTCGTCGCGATCTGGAAAGGCATATACACAAGCTGATGTGTGATCGGTATCTGCGGCGGGGGTATGCCGTCTAATGTCGATCACCAAGCTCCCCGATGGCCGTTGGTTCGTCGATGTAGAACCGATCAAGGGCAAGCGCTTTCGCAAGCGGTTCAAGACCAAGATGGAAGCGCAGCAATTCGAGGCCACTGCGCGTCAGAAGTGTGCGGAGAACCCCAGCTGGACGCTCAAGCCGAAGGACCGTCGGCGTCTCTCCGAGTTGGTCGAACTCTGGTATGAACTGCACGGCCAGACCCTGAGCAACGGGCATCGTTGCGTGGCGATTCTGCGGTTGGTGGCAAAGGACCTGGGCGACCCGGTCGCTGTCTCCCTGGAGCCTGCGAAAGTGGCTCGGTTGCGTAGCCGGCAGATAGCCAATGGCATGTCGGGCAAGACCGCGAACAACCGTCTTGGCTACCTCAAGTCCATGTACAACGAATTGCGCCAACTCGGCGTCATTGACTATGAGAATCCGGTAGGGCGCATGCGGCCGCTCAAGCTTCAGGAAAGACCGCTGTCGTACCTGACCAAGCATCAGGTGTCCGAACTGCTTACGGCCCTGGATGCGCGCACCACGTCGCCACATCCGAAGATGGTCGCTCGTATCTGCCTCGCGACAGGGGCTCGATGGGGTGAGGCTCAGGCGCTGACGCCGGAACGTCTGAAAGGTAATACGGTGATCTTTGCCAACACTAAGTCCAAGCGTGTGCGCTCGGTGCCGATCTCGGAAGAATTGGGCGCCGACCTTCGCCGGCATTGGCAGACCCACGGGCCGTTCACGAACTGCCTTGGCGTGTTCCGCCTGGTGCTGCTGTCGACCTCGATCAAGCTGCCGAAGGGGCAGGCCAGCCACGTACTGCGCCACACGTTCGCCAGTCACTTCATCATGAACGGCGGGCACATCGTGACCCTACAGCACATCCTGGGGCACGCCTCGTTGTCGATGACGATGCGATATGCGCACCTCTCCCAAGACCACCTATCTGAGGCTGTTCGATTCAACCCGCTCATAGGTTGAAGGCTGCGGGGGTCGACAGAGGGAAAGAAAAATAGACTTGAGGTGGTTCAAATTCGGTCTGAATTCGGATTATGATGTTGGAGCCGACGGTAGACAGACTGCCGACGCGCGAATCCCACTCGTCGCCTGGATATGGAGCGTGGTGGAGTTCGAACACCGTAGAACCTGAGTTCCAGGCCTTAAGTGTTCCCACAGCAATGGAGGTACCGGCTCATGCGAGTCGAGACAATTAGTTATTTGAAACGTCATGCGGCTGACCTGGATTTATCCGAGCCAATGGTCGTCACGCAGAACGGTGTTCCTGCCTATGTGGTTGAGTCATATGCTGAGCGGAAGCAGCGCGATGAAGCAATTGCGCTGGTGAAGTTGCTTGCGATTGGCTCCCGCCAGTACGCAGAAGGCAAGCATCGCTCTGTTGATGATTTGAAAGCTCGCCTTTCCAGGAGGTTCGCTCAGCCAGAATAAGGAGGTTTAATGTCCCCGGTCGTCATTCGTTTTACTGATACCGCAGAGCAAAGCATCGAAGACCAAGTCCACCACTTGGCTCCATTCCAAGGTGAACAGGCTGCACTCCAGTCAGTACTGAGCCTTTTGGATGAGATTGAAGAGAAGATTTCACTTGCACCTAAAGGTTACCCAGTCAGCCAGCAGGCGAGTCTTCTGGGGGTGCTGAGCTATCGCGAGCTTAATACCGGCCCCTATCGTGTTTTTTACGAATTCCACGAAGAGCAAGGCGAGGTGGCAGTGATCTTGGTTTTGCGACAGAAGCAGAGCGTTGAGCAGCAATTGATCCGCTACTGCTTGGTGGGGCCAATCGAGTGA